TCTGGTTCAACCACAAATCCTGTATCTGTTAAGGTTGTTGCGGAAAACGAAATGGTAATGGCATCAGCATTAAATGATTTAAACGAAAATAAACTTGATGTTACTGCATATACTCCAACTGAAGGTGAGACGATACATTATTTAACTGGTATGACTGGTGCTGCTGGAGGAACAAACTTGTGTGCATCTTGGAGCGGAAATAACAGTTCAATTACTGAATTGTATGACGGTATGATTGTTCAAATTAAATTGCCAAATGGAGGACATGCTAGCGGTGTTACTCTGTCTATTAATAGCGGAGAAGCACATAAGGTAATACTTAATGCAAGCACCAACCTAACCACTCAATACGTAGCAAACTCAATAATACAACTTACATATGATGCAAATCAATCAGCAGCTATATATACTGGTTCTAGCGCCACTAAAACCACAGTAGGGGTATGGAAAATATCAGATTATAACACAAATACTACATATTCTGTAATGCCATATGTTTATTTGCAAAATAGAAGATATTATGCAGGCGCTGATATTTATCGCTATATGATGCTATTGCAGAAAGATGAACAAACGTTAATACCTGTAAGTAATGGAAACAGTGTAACAGCAGCCACTAAGACGATGACAACTGAAGAGTTTGACCCATTTGGCGCAATATTGTATTATTCTGTAACAGGTAAGACTAATTCTGGAGCTGTAATAGCTTCTGGTAGAACATATCAGCAATACAATGTAAATTTAACATATTCATTTAATATAACAACCACATTAACCAATTATAGGGATGTTTATATTGTAGCAGTTCCACAAGAAAATGGAAAAGCCAAATTGCATTCTTCTCCTCTTATTCAAACGTTGCCAACAACTGAAGATGGACTGATATATATATATTTAGGTACTGTGTATACAACTAATACTGCTGCTATTGCTTTGAATCATCCAATTTATCAGTACAAGGATGGACAAATAAGGCTTTATACAAACAGTTCACCATCAATTGTTGTTGACCAAACCATAGATAGTGAAACATCTGCATCCACAAATGCTGTAGCAACACAAGCGGTGTACAACACGATTAAAGACACTGAACTTGTATGGACAAATGCATATAATGCCTTAAGTGGCGTTGTAAGTTCTGCTCCCATAGTATTTGATGTGGCTTCTGATGATGACCGTTCTGACTCAACGATAATTCAGAGATGGCAAGAAATGTGGACTGATATAGATTCTAATCCGTCCAAGAATATCAGCGTATTTAAGTATTTTACTTTCGTAAAGAGTGCTGTTGCAGGAGGAAGTTATGATTATAATACGCAGATATTAAGTAGTTTGAGCGTAGATAAAACAAATAAACATATAGTCAGTGGTGATTGGCATTACTATTACAATGAAGCTACTGGAAAAATAGAAGCAGCATATAATGATTAAATTTAATTAAATAATAAAGAATAAAAAGTATGGTACAAGCGTAAGTCTAACTATACTTTTTATTTTTAATAAAATAACAAATGAATATTTTATATTGTTTTGATATTTATTATATAAGAATATAATAATATAATAAACAAATAATTATTAAAATATTTTAAAATTATGATTAAAAATCTTTATTCATTAGGGCTTTTACGTAATGGTAAAGTTTACACGACAAAACAACTTGCTATTCAAGGTTTGACACAATCAGCGACAAATGATGGTGTTGCAAAATTGGCACGTTATCTTGACCCAGTGGTGGGTGGAGAGCCAATTATTAGAACTATTGTTGGTTTCTATGCTAATGCTGACGAAATGGAAGATAATGGTGGCGGTCAGAGTTACTATACCATTCTTGACATTGAAGGAAGTGCAGCAGACGTGCAAGAGATTAGGGAAGAGCTTAGTGCTATCAACGAAACAATCGGTGATGGAATTGACGGAATTACTCTTACTGATGCAATTAATGACATCAATGACAGAATTGGCAGTGGTTTTACGGAAGACTACACCATAGCTGATGCATTGGAAGAGCTTGCAGAAGAGCTTGAAGATGCTCTTACAATCAGTTTAACTGTAGCTGGCGAGCCAACAAGCGGTTATCTTAAGACTTATATTTTGTCTCAAGGCGAGAAAGTGATTGGTAAAATTGATATTCCTAAAGACCTTGTTGTTACTAGTGGCTCATTGGTTCACGGTTATTGGAGTGGCAACACTTTCACTGAGGACGAAGAAGGTACTGACACTGCAATTAAGCTTGTGATTGCAAATCAAGAGGAACCAGTTTACATCAACACTAAGGATTTGGTTGACTACTATACTGCTGGTAATGGTATTGAGATTGACAACGCTCACAACACTATTTCAATCAAGTACAACAATCACAGCGAGGAATTCCTTGTTGTAGATGAGGATGGTATTAGAGTTGAGGGTGTGCAAGCAGCAATTAACGAGGCTGTCAAGGGTGCTGAACTTGAAGGTAGTGATGGTATTTCAATCGCTTCAAACAAGGTTAAGGCTGTTGCAGCTGGTTATTCTGCTCCTGCTATTAAGAACCCTATATCAGTTGATAAGGACGGTATCAAGTTCGCATCAATGCTTGACTGCGGTTTCTTCGATGATGACACTGTGGTTGCTAACACTGCTGAAGAAATAACAGCAATTACAAACCCACAAGACGTTGATGTGTTCATCAATAGTGACGTAGCATTCAATGCAGCTAAGGGAAAGACATTCAAGAACGTTGAGGCAGCAAACATTAACGTAGCAAATGAGACTTCATTGGCTGCTAACGAGTCAATAGCTCTTGACGATGTTGATGTTACTGGTAATAAGGGTACGAGCAACGCATTTTTACTCTTGAACGCTCCAAGTGTTGAGGTTTCAAATGTCACGGTTGCAGATGGCGCAAAACCATACAACGTATTTGAGCAGACAGGAAGTGGTAAGAAGCTTGAGTCATTCAGCGCAAGCAATATCAAGGTTGACGATGTTGCATTAAAGCATAATGTATTCAATGTATACAATGTTGAGAATGATGCTGAAATCAACATTACTGATGGTAAGTTCAATTTAGATGTTAACAACTCAAATATTATTAGATTAACTAACTTATCAAATTCTACTGGTGTTACTTTTAACTTCGAGAATATTGAGTGGACTTATGAGAACACACCAAATAAGGATGCAGCAGATTGGAATTGGGCAGGTATCGTCATTTATCAGCCTTATTCAACTGACAGCGGCTTGAGTGGTGACTTAACAGCTATGAGGACTTGGAAGTTCAATTTCAAGAACTGCAAGTATAATGGCGTGAAAGTCGATGCAAACAACTTTGGTGAGCACAATCAAGTATTCTACTTGTACAATGTTGGAAATGATGGAAGCATCAAGGATGCAGTTGCAGAAGGATTTGATGTTACATTTGAATAAATATTTAAAGATTACAATAAAAGGGAGTAGCATCGTACTACTCCCTTTTTTAATTACAAATTACCTATGTATAAACCAACAAATTACGGAAAGCCAAATTTAGGCAAGAATGTTAGTATAATTGGTGGGGCTAATTTTGGCTCTGAACCATATTTAGTAACAATTGGTGATAACACAACAGTATCATTTGATTGTGCTTTTGTTACGCACGATGCTGCAACTAGGGTGATAAGAAATTTACCCAATCATAACAAGGAAACTGTTATTTACGGCCCAATAACAGTTGGAAAAAACTGTTTTATAGGATGTAGAAGTGTTATTCTTCCCAATGTTAAAATTGGGGATAATTGTATTATTGGGGCTGGAAGTGTTGTAAATCGTGATATTCCGTCAAACACGGTGGCAGCAGGAGTGCCTTGCAAACCTATATGTACTCTTGACGAGTATATAGAAAAACATAAAGATGATTTTATGTACATTGTATCAAAACCATTTGAGGAAAAGAAAAAAATATTAAAGGAAAGGTTTAATTTGTGAAAAATATATTAGTTATTAATAATGGATAACATTAATTGGGAACAAGTAAGGATAGATGCTTCTATAAACATTATGAATGCAATATTAAGCAGTTCAATTATGGTGTTTATATTTCAGTTTGTCTTTAAGAAACAAATTGCCGACATAGCTTTGAATTACGCTGACAAATTAATTGAAGAGTTAAAGAAGAAAAAGACGGATTAAACAAGTATTTATTGTAAATAATACAGTTAGAAATGTTAATACAACCAAAACCATATATGGATAAGCTACGCCTCAGAAACCACGCAAAGGGAGTAGAGAGACGTAGAAATATGTCTAAGCTCATATTGGAGAACCAATCATATTTTCCAAAGCCAATAGAGTATTCGGACATAGATGAAGCTATGTTCCGTTGGGTGGACGAGAAAATCCGAATGGAATACGATGGCAAAAGGCTTCCTACGTATAAATTGTATAGTACACAGAGGTTAAGTGAATACCTTCAAGAATGGGATAAACTTGACGATACTGGCAACCCAATTATCAACTTTAAAACGGTTACTCGTGAGAATAACCCCCAAAAAGGTGAGAACCAAGGAAACTATTTTAACATTCCAGGACATAAGGATTTCGCAATGTTCTATGTGCCAGTGTTGCAAGAGAATGGTACTGAAGCATTTGATAAGTATACGATGAAACAGCCTTTCGCTGTCAATTTCATGTATTCCATTTCAATCGTCACCAATAAGATGGAGCTTGTGAATGAAATGAATGAGTTGATGCACTACGAGTTTAGCGCCATAGACTGTTACATATCGCCTAACGGCCACCCAATGTCAATGACTTTGGAAGATGTGTCCGACAACTCTGAGTATGAAATAAACGACAGAAGGTATTATTCCCAGACATATAAGGTTAAAGTAAGGGGATATATCATAAGGAAAGAGGACTATAAGGTAGAAAGGATTCCTTCTTTGTTCATATTGCCTTGGAAGGACTCTGACGCTAGCGGAATAGTCCATCGTAGGGGTAAGAACCGCAAGGAGGACGAAAAGGTCAAATTCATCAATTTCAGCAAGGACGAAGACCAAGAGTTTAACCTTGAAGCGATGCTTAACGATGAAAGATGTGTAGTTCCTACAATGAAGCCACATGATATGCCTACTGAATTACATGAAGAAACAGATGATGCGGATGATTGTTGTGCACTAGAACCATCAAGGTATTACAATAAGGTGATGAAGGTCATAATGAATTTCGACTGTATATTGGAGTTGGAATTCCAGATAGACAAGGATATGGTTCTTAGTTCTGTTGAAACATCAAATGTGTATGATTTCAAGTTGTTTGTCAATGATGAGTTGATGAATTTTGACAACGACATAAAATTTTTGAATGGTGACGTGATTAAAGTTAAAATAAGTAGGGATGACTTGGAATCCGCGTCAGAAGTGGTGTTGGTAGGATATGACCCAGAAGTGGCATTTGATTCCCAAGCACTTAATGAGACATCATTGGATGAGCCTATTGACGAGGAACATATTTTGGTTAACCCCAAAGAAGAATAAGAGTGATGCAAGCCGCTCTTATTTTTTTGTACTTTCTGTTTCCATACAATATTTATTAATAATAAAATATTATTGTTATGATTAAAGTTAAAGAACTTATGGTTTTGGAAAGACTTTTACTTGAAATAGACATTAGGTTCAAGTTTAAAATGAATTTTGGTGATGCTTTTAAGCTTTATGAGCTGTTGAAATCCATAGGAAGGATAACCAATTATGCTTTCTACATTCAAGACGAATACGCAAAGAAATTTGATGACTCTGAAAAGCTCAAGGAGTATCATAACATGGTAATGGATTCGGAAGTACCGTATGACCAAAAGGAAACAATAGAGTTCATCGAATACGTAGCTTTCAAGTTTAAAGACGAGGAATTTGAAAATATTATCCTAAAAAATAAATTTTGGGAGTAATCTTTGAGACAAGCTAAATATTTATATATAGGAAAAATAACTAATAAAATTAAAATATTATAAGAATTATGGCAGATAATGCAAGAGGAATACATGTTTCACCAGGTATTTATACTCGTGAGATAGACATGACTTACGCTGTCCGTAGTCTTGGTATCACAACACTTGGTGTTGTTGGTGAGACCCTAAAAGGTCCAGCTTTTCAGCCAATGGACATTGCTAACTGGCGTGAGTTCCAAGAAATGTTTGGTGGAACAAGTACAGAGAAATTCAAGGGAAGTAAATATCCTAAATACGAGTTGCCTTACATTGCTAAGTCATATTTGACTGAAAGTGAGCAACTTAAAGTTGTGCGTGTACTTGGTCTAAGTGGCTACAACGCAGGTCCAGCTTGGATTGTAACGGCATCTGATGGTAATTCAAGTACCACTGAGGCATCCCAAGCAGTTGTTGTTATACGTTCAAGAGGTTCATATCGTTCATGGATTAGTGGAAGCACTAGTGCTTGTACTTGTGAGTCATCAAAATATGATACATTGAAGTATTATGTTGGCGAAATTGCTCCAGACAGTGGTAGCAGCGCATGTACAAAGATTGCTTATAACTTGAGCGCATTACAAATTAAGCCATACATTCCAATTGATGATAGCGGAAATGAGTGTATTGGCTATAATATGCAAGGTGGTGATGGCAGTTGGGCAGTATCACAGACCAATAGAGGTAGATTCAAACTTGTTGGCGTAGTTGGACAATATAGCATTAATGAAACTAAAAATATTATTACTAGTGGCTATAGCGGTACTGTACAACAAAAACAAGCTGCTTCAGAAAAAGGTTACTTTGAATATCCTGTTTCTTTGAATCCTTATGACAAGGATTATATTTTGAAAGTTCTTGGAACAACCGCATACAATGGAGATTCACCTATTTTCGTTGAGTCACTTTATGATGTTGCTCTTGAACAAGGTATAGCAAATGGTGTTATTAGTGTAATTGACAGTGGAGACACTGTGGATATATCTAATGCCACTTCTACAAGTAATGCTGGTTTGAAGGGTGTTCAAGCATACTTCACTGCTGATTTTTGCCATCACAAACCAGTTGATGGCATAGTAGAGAAGCCACAGCAAGCTCTTATAAGAAAAAATGTAGGTGCTAGATACTTAGCTGGTGAGGCTGCTCTTGATGACGGTATCACTTGTACACCTTATGATTTTTCTACAAATAATCCTACATTAGTAAAGGATGAATATTTGAAAGGTACTAGTGCTAGCACTGATGTTGTTTGTAACGATGCTATTGTAAAAATTGATTACAATTGGAGAGGTACTGGTAGTGAGTCTGGTAAGACTAAGACAACTACTAAGTATTTGTATTGGAAAGATAGGCCAGCAACAACAGCAGCAACTCCTACTGTAACAAACTATGAATTAGTTTCTTCTGCAACTAGTTGGAGTTGGACAAGCAATGCATTCGACCCACTACAAGAAAAGATGAAGGTTGGTCAGATTTACACTGTTAAACAGTATACAACACAAGACGGTAAGAGAAATTACTTGTATTCATATTATACTAAAAAGAGTGTATCTGCTGCAACTAGCGGCGCTAGTGGTAGTAGCGAAATCGATACAGTAAATTATTATGGTAACTTGTTGAGTGGAGGAACTAGTGGTAATACAGATAATACTTCAACATTGGTTCTCAACAAGGCTGATGGCCAATACTATAAGATTGAGCCTAAGACAGAAGGTGAAAAGACTGTATCAAGACTTGCTTATGTAACTTTGGATATGAACGATTATAAGTCTGCTTACAGATACGCTTCTACTCCTTGGATTGTTTCTAACTTGAAGGGTGACTTGAACAGAGTTGAGGTTAACAAGTTGTTCAGATTCCACACAATTTCTGATGGCGATAACGCAAACTACGAGGTTAAGGTATCTATCGAGAACATTAGACCAGATGAGGGTGTATTTGACGTTGTAGTACGTAGAATTGATGACCTTGATGAGTCAATCATTCCACTTGAGAAGTTCGGAAGATGTTCAATGGTTCCAGGTGATTCAAATTACATCGCATTCAAGATTGGTTCATTTGATGGCGTATATGAATCTAAGTCAAAGTTCATTACTGTTGAGGTAAATGATACATTACCAGCAAGGAATTCAGTTCCAGCAGGCTTCTTAGGATACCCAATTCCATTGTACAACGGAACGCCAATTAGCGGTAATAGTTACAGTGGAATTACATTCCCAACTATCATGTATAACAGATACTATGATGAGGATATTAAGAACCGTAAGCAATACTTCGGTCTTTCTTCATGGGTTGGTGTTGACATTGATAACTTTACATTCAAGGGCAATAAGACATACATTAACAGACCTGAGTTCATTTCTCACGGTTTCCACCTAGATAGCCGTTTGGATTATACTAATGGTGGTGTATCAAGTGGTTCTGTCACTGTTGATGGAGAGTATGGATATGTATTCGATAGCGTTTCAACAGACGCAAGAACACAAGTTCTTGACAGAGCACCTATCATTGACAAGGAAGAGAATATGTATGGTTCAATCTATGAGTATGTAAATCTTCGTAAGTTCACTGTGTTCTTCTATGGAGGATTCGATGGATGGGATGTTTACAGAGACCAGAGAACTAACACTGACAAGTTCAAGATGTCACAGTACAGAGGTTATATCAACCAAAACAGTGGTGAGGGTTATGCATTCAGTAAGATTATGAATCCTGAGCTTCTACAGTTGAATCAGAATGGTATCACATCTGACTGGTATGCTTACTTGAGTGGTATTAGACAGTTCGCAACACCAGAGGCAACAGATATTAACGTATTTGCAACTCCAGGTATTGATTATGTAAATCAGAAACTTCTTGTAGAAGAGGCAATCGAAATGATTGAAGAGGAAAGAGCTGACAGTATCTATGTTATCACAACTCCTGATAAGCCAAGTGGTGCAGATGATTTCGTTGATGAAATGTACACACCAGAGGATGCAGTTTATAACCTAGAGGACACTGAAATTGATTCTAACTATTCATGTACATATTATCCTTGGGTTAAGTATTTGGATGTTGATAACAACCAATACATTTACTTACCACCTACAAAGGATGCAGTTAGAAACTTCGCACAGACTGATAACACAGCATGGCCTTGGTTCGCACCAGCAGGTATTGAGCGTGGTAATGTTGATTGCGTAAGAGCACACTTCATCACTAAGTTGGCTGACGAGGATGTATTGTACGATGGTAGAATTAACCCAGTGAAGACCTTTGCGCAAGACGGTCCAAAGATTTGGGGTCAAAAGAACTTGCAGATTAATGAGTCACAACTTAATAGAATCGCAGTTCGTAGATTGCTTCTAAGGTTGAGAAAGCTTATTGCAATTTCATGTATCGGTTTAATCTTTGAACCAAATGATGCAACAGTTAAGCAGTCATTCATTTCAACTGTAACTCCAATTTTGGATAGCATCAGAGGCAACAGAGGTATCTCAGACTACAGAATCGAGGTTAACGACTCAATCGAGTCAAGAGAGAGAAGAGAGCTTCCATGTAAGATTTACTTCAAGCCTTACAATGCTCTTGAGTACATAACAATCGATTTTATTTTATCCCCAGAGGGGGTCTCTTTTGACGATATTTAATATTTGATAGAATCAAATAAACCAATAAAAAAACTAGAAAGATAGTCTTTCTAGTTTTTTTTTTTGGCTAAAAATTTGTTTATTAAAAAAATATTGCATATCTTTGCACCAGAAGGAGTGGTTTTTGAGTTTAGTAACTATTTATATTAAAATAGAAGGAAGTATGAAATGTAATTTAGAAAAAGTAATAGACAAAGCAAATGAAATTCATAATCACAAATATGATTATTCGTTAATCCATGAGTACAAAAATAACAGAGTAAAATATCCAATTGTGTGTCACGAAAAAGATAAAAATGGTATTGAACATGGTGTTTTTTATCAAGATTTTGACCATCACATAAATAGAAAACATGGATGTCCATATTGTAGTGGAAATGCCAAGAGAACAACTGAATCATTTATCAATGAAGCAAAAAAAGTTCATGATGGGAGGTATGATTATTCAAAGTCTGAAGTAAATGGGACACATAATAATGTATGCATAATTTGCCATGAAAAAGACGAAAATGGTGTAGAACACGGTGAATTCTGGCAAAGACCAGTAGACCACATTCGTGGTCAAGGTTGTCCTAAATGTAAATGTAAAAGAATATGGGATAGTAGAGGGAGATTAACAGTGGATAATGTTAAAGAACAATTTAAAAATGCTTATGGAGATTTATATGATTATTCATTGTTTACTAAATATTCCAATAATAGAACAAAAATACCAGTGATATGTAAAAAACATGGGATATTTTATGTTACTCCAAATAACCATTTAAGAGGTAGGGGGTGTCCTCATTGTGCTCAAAGTAAGTTAGAAAAAGAGGTCTTTAACTGGCTATTAGAAAATAAAATTGATTTTATTAGTCAATATAGATACGATAAGACTAATAATAAAAATTCACTTGATTTTTATCTTGTTAAAGAAAATGTTGCAATAGAATGTCAAGGGAGACAGCATTTTAAATCAGTAGATTTTGCTGGGAGAGGAGAAAAATGGGCTGAGGAAGAATTTGAGAAAAATTTGCATAGAGACTTGTATAAAAATAAGTTATGTAAAGAAAAAGGGATAAAATTGTTATATTATATCCCAAAAAAGAATACAGTACCTTATTATAAGTCTAGCAAAAAGTTTGATGGACTTTACACAAATGATAATGTTTGTAATAATATGGAACAATTAAAAAAGAAAATAGAGGGAGTTTCATTCGATGATATTTAATTGAAATATACTAAATAAAAAAGAGGAAGACTAATAATCTTCCTCTTTTTTTATGTATTTAGCATCAACGTAATCAGTTAACCAAACCCCATTGTTGGATAAATAGAATTTTATACCATCCTCATACATCTGTTCAGAATCAATTAGTAGTACATATGGTGTACCGTGTCTAGAACCCACTTTTAAGGCTGTTTCTTTGTCGTTTGACAAGTGAACGTATAATCTCTCACCTTTTAGAATTCCTCGCTTGTAAATCGATTCTAATGCCTTTGTTGACGTTCCGTGATATAATATATTAGGCGGTATTGTTTCAGTTAATCCAACATCTACATTAATTGAATGCCCTTGTCTTGCACGTATCTTGGTATGAGCTTCATTGAACTCATAACGTTTCTTGTTATTTGTTTCGACTATTTCTTCAAGAATTTCATTTGTATATCCTTGATTTTTGATTAGTTCTGAAACATTTCTCCAACCATTATGGTCAATTATACCATTATCTAATGCTTCCTTATCATGTCTTAAAAGGAAAGCAAGGTGTTTACCTTTTGATATTAATAGTTCCTTTTTATCCATATTTTTTTGCAAAGATATTAAAAATAATTGAATTAACCAAATATATAGCAATATTTTTAACGTTAATTAATATTTATATAGAAATAAACGTTTATTAATTATGAAAAAGAATTTTAAGAATGTTTTAGAAGAGTTGAAAACTTTGAAGAAACAACTCTCAGAGGATTATATATTCAATGGTGACGAGAGCGCAATGGATGATGGAATGGGTATGGAAATGTCTCCAGAAATGGGAGGAGGACAGCAACCAGACCCAAGTATGGTCCAGCCACAGCAGCAAATGATGGGTCAAGGTGACTCTGAGGAAGAAATTGCAATGCACGCTCAAGAGGTCATCCAACATGAGCCAATTATCGGTAAAATCAGGGAAACAGCAATTGAAGGCTTAAAGAAATATGCAGACCACCCAACATCAAACTTGTACGAATTTTTCAAAAAAGTGTTTCTAGAATCAGACAAAGTTCTTACTGATACAGGAAATAAAAAATAGTGAACTTATATACTTATTGGTAGTAAATACTATGCAAATGCAGTCATAAATTACTGCATTTTTCTGCCTTTGCTTATATATTATTTAAAAATAATGAATTAAATACGTATTATAATATGAATAAGAAATTAATTAGATTAACTGAATCAGACCTTCACAGAATCGTGAAAGAGTCAGTGAATAAAGTCCTCACAGAACTTGATTGGAAAACATATGCCAATGCTGAAAAAGCAGCTAGGGGGCGTGATACATCTTATTGGAGAGAAAAGGGCTACGAACCTCGTCACGATGCTATCGTTAAAGCTGCTGATTCAAGAATGAGAGCAAGTCGTTTTGCTGATGCTGCGAAAGATGCGTTCAATCGTGATTATGGGTACAAAAATGGTGAACGTTGGGATGATGATTATGCAGAAGCAAAATTTGGTGGCGATTTTGATTCTTCTCAAGAATTTGCTCCTCACGCAGTAGGTTATCGTTCAAAAGGATGGGGAAACCCTAAGAAATATGAATTCGGAACAGATAACGACACTTTACAAAGCGTAACTCCAGAAGAGTTTTATCAAGGTAACGAAGATGCGGCAAATGCATACCACAATGCAGATAATGAAATCAAAAATTGGAAAAAAGGAAACTATGATTACCAAAATGGTAAAGGTTGGCAATTAAAGAAATAAAAACACAAGAGCAATCGTAACAGTGGTTGCTCTTTTTTTATGCCACGTCATTACGTGTGTACCAAGCATAATACACTCTATTCTTGAAGGTACGATATTCTATATCAACCACTGAAGACAATGACAGTACATCATTGTAATCAAAGTGCTTCACAGCCTTCACGAACATATCGTGGAAACGATAGGAACTCTTCTCTTCCCTTGTGTTCCAACGATATGACTGTTCATCAATATAACGCTGAACATAGTCCTTGCTTACACAATGGTAAGTGGAGAAGATAACACGCTTAAAGTGTCCCCAAAAGCCCTCAATTGAGTTGGTGTGGATGTCTTTGCATCTAACGAATTCACGTTTGCCGTGATTAACTATAAGGTTGTCATAACCTTCCTTGGTAAGACCATTATATGCTGACAGTTCATCAGTGTAGGTGGTGCTACCTTCCTTCACGAACTGACCAACGATGGGCAACAGTGTTGCACCTTGGGTGTTCTCCACCTTCATTGCAATAACCTTACCATCACGCTGAATCATACCAAAGATGGGAGTCTTGGTCTTCGTTGAACGACCTTGTGTACCAGCGACCTTCTTGGATTCGTGCTTGTTGGTCTCCCTACCACCAAGATACATTTCGTCCATTTCGACCTCGCCATCAAGTTCAATCTCGTCAGTGATGCCAAAGAGACCACGAATCTTGTGCAGCATAAACCACGCTGTCTTCTGAGTGACCTCGATGTCACGTGCAAGCTGATGTGAACTGACACCCTTCTTGGTTGATGCAACCTTGTACATTGCCAAGAACCACTTGCGGAGTGACACCTTGGTATTCTCGAAGATAGTGCCAACAGTGACAGAGAAGCGTTTTGAACACTCCTTACAGATATATCGACCTTCCTTGGTCATATAGGTGTGGGTGCAATCACAGTAAGGACATACGACAGCACCATCACCCCAACGTTCTTGGGCAATTGCAGCCTTGCATTTGTCCTCAGTGTCGAAGTAGTTCATAAGAGAAATCTCTGACTTGAAATGTGTAAAGTTGATGTGCATCTGTTCCATAACGTCTTTTTTGCTTAAAATCTAATACAAATATACGCTTTTTCAAGTGGCACACCATCATTCATATACATATAAGTTGACAAAAATTGAAGAATTTGAAAATTCATTTTCATTATATGAAAATGCTTATGGAACAGTATAGTAAAAAATAGATACAAAAAATAATCTGCAAGATTTGTGAAAGTCTTGCAGATTATTGCATATTTATTCAAAATGGGACGCTACTGCCAACAGGTATATCGTTCCCTTTTTTTGGCAACTATATACAATTTGACCTTTACCTTTTTAGGGGATATATACATTAGTAATATTTTTTTACCATCTTCTTCAACTTTTTAAATGTGGTTTTAATAAAATAGTCTTTGAAAACGGCTATACTTTTTCCTTGTATCTTTTTACTTTTTGTCTTTAATGCTACAAATTGTTGAATGGCACTCCATTCTGCTATATTGTTTGATTTATATGCTTCATCTAAGTAACTCATTAATACATCAAGCCAATCTTTTTCACCAGCAACTTGTTTATAAGAAGCTTGCCATGCATTGAATTCGGTATTTGTCCATAAAGAATATAAAAGCATGCGTGCATACTTTGGCAATCTAGCATCTTCCATTTGTTGATTCGGATATACATATGATTTATAACCCTTACACTCTTGAATAATATCATCTATCAAATGGGTTGTTTCGTGTTGAAGTGTCGTATAAATATCTTGATAAGTAGCATTAAATGGTACATTTAACTGTATTTGAAAATCTGTCTTATGTAACAATTTCGGATTATATCCACCACTTACAAAATGTCCTTCATCTTTATTATTGTAGTTTATTCTAACATAATACTCCTTGTTTCTTCGATATTTTGCTGGTATTGCAGCTATATTACTAAAAAATGGTTTAAGAGAAATCTTAATACCATAACCTTGCCACATCTGATAGTAATAGCCTGCTTTCTCAATTATTCTGTCAACCATAGTTTTAAAACTAAGAAATTGTTCTACTATTTCTGATATTTGTTGAGAGAAATGATATGATGAATAACCTTCTTGAATAACGTTATTACTTAAATATCTACATATACATTCGGTGATTATATTATCTATTTTGTTTTCTTTATTCTCATCCGTTCCTATTGAATTGGTTCCATTGGTTAGCAAGGCAATAATCTCATCAATAATACCATTCCTAATGCCTCTATCATTAAACTCAGAGAGGTTATATTCCCTAACCTTTACTTCAACATAACTAAGCGTTCTATCATAGTAAATGTCTGCATTTGGATTTAGTGGCTTAACTCTGTCTATGACCAAATGATATTCAATGTTAGGCTTTCCTGTTCTCTTGAATGCTCTTTTTGTAGCATCCTTGGTGGAAAAATGCTGGGATAGTCTTAGCGTGATGATTTCGTCATTGTTTAATACGATAAATGCCCTATACAAACTTTGAGAATCTGCAACTCTCATACAAAGATGCTTACGTAAATAAAGGAACAATCTATACACATTTTTGAATGTGCATCCATACAATGACTGAAATATATCTATTGCTTCCTCTGTGTCTTGTTTTACATTTAGATAATATGTATCATCACCATTGTTCTTCTTCTCTATCCATTCGTATATGTCATTAGGTGTAGTTCCGCTAAAATTCATCTTACAATATTTTACAATAAATATCTGTAAGATAAAAAAGTTAGTCTTTCATCGGTATATCAAGCCAAACAGTATTATTGAAATGATAGAAATTATTGCTTATAGGTAAGTCTTTTACAGACCAAAGAATTCCTATTTGTGGTTTCCATTCTTCAAACTCCACTGAATACAGCAAATTAGAATAAACACTTGAATAATATGTATCTTTTAAGTATGTAGCAACAACCTCATAATGTTTTCCAACATATGATTCGATGTCTTCTTTAATCCACCATTCTTCACCTTCTTCTGAATCATCGTCAAGATTCTCATCCTTTGGAATATTACCATTAAAGAAGTCCATCAGAGAATGTTCACGTAGCACTACAAAACACAGTACATCGTCCTCATCAGAAATACAAATCTTACTGTGTTCAAAACAAATGTCCTCCATCATTTTGACAGATTCGTCCTTCGCAAACTTTGCCACCAACGGCAAATCACTCTTTTCAATGTTTCTTATTACCATAACAGTATATTTAATATAAATACCTTTTTATGCTGCTTCACACAATCTTAATTCACTCCAAGTGACAATCAGTCCAATGGACTTGTTGAACATATGGGCGAATCTCTCCGATTCGCTCATTTTTCTTGTATTCCAACGATACACCGCCTCGTCAATGTAGGGCTGCAAATGCTCATCTGATACATCGTGATAGCAACCGCTAATCATACGTCTGAAATGACTCCAAAAGCCCTCAATGTTGTTGGTGTAAACCTCACCGTCAATGACATACTGCAATGCACCGTGATTGCAAATCTTATGCTCATAGCCCATATCACCAAGACGATTGTACGAATTGAGTTCATCTGTGAATACAGTAGAACCTTCTTCAACGAACTGCGAGATAATAGGCTCTATCGTGTCACGATTGGTGTTCTCCACAACCATAGCACGGACATAGGACATAAACTCAAACTCGCCATCCTCGTTCTCAATCTCTGAGCGTTCCATCATACCAAAGACAGGTGTCTTTGTCTTGGTAGAACGACCTTGTGTATGGGGTGTACGCATCGACTGATGCTTCCATTTTTCCCTACCACCAATGTACACCTCATCACACTCCACCTCACCGCTGAAGCCCTCTGCATCGTCTTGTGCAAGCAATGCACGAACCTTATGGAGCATATGCCAAGCGGTAGTCTGAGTAACTTTGATGTCACGTGCAAGCTGGCAAGAAGAAATGCCTTTCTTGTGTGAGGAAATGAGATACATAGCAATGAACCACTTTACAAGTGATAGGTTGCTATCCTCGAATATTGTTCCAACCTTGCAAGAGAAATTGCGCTTGCAGTGATTACAGCGAAATCTGCCATCCTTGCGAGTGGCACAGTGATGCTCACCACAATAAGGACAAACAACGTCTTGGTTGTCACCAACACCCCAACGTGTTTCGATGATGGCTTGCTTGCAAGTATCTTCGTTGTTGAAGTACATTGTCATTGAAATGAGGCTGTCGAACTGTGAGAAATCAATCATATTGCTATCGTTTTATAAACTATAGCAAAGATACGAAAAAAGTCTAGCGCAAGCTGCACTTTTATATGTATAACTGATTATTTTGGGTCAAATCCTATATAATTGCCCTTTTTTTTGTAAAAACTTTATAAGGAAATGTATATTTATATTAAAAATACACAAATATACCATGTTATCCAAATTTGGATTATATGTATTGTTTGGTCAGTTGTAAGGCTTATTTTTAGTTGATTACATTTCAAGTCATCAACATACATATGAATAAACATATTGCAGCATATTATTATACCTAGTATGCTTGGGGTAATGTTAAAAAACCAAAGCGGAATAGAGATAATTATTGACCAAGACAGAGAATGAATCGTCAATGCAGTCATGTAGTCATACTTGTACATATCTTTATATCCTTTTTGCTTTAGCCACCAATTTTTCTGCTTCATATTACCCAATATTCCTTGTAAGTGGAAATCATCTATGATATGCAGTAATATCATTAAAAAAAGTATTTTTAGTTCCATATTGCAAATATATAAGAAATAAATGAAATAGCAAAAAATAATTAAGATAAATTAGTGTTCACCCTCATTTTTCCATATATATTTTAAAAGTCCGCAATCCCATATCTTATAGAAACCCAAACTTTCCGTTAGTTTGGTTTCAGTTTGTTTTTCATCTACACCATATTTTTTTGCTAATATTTTTTTTCTAAAGTTAAATTTATGCATTCTATCTGTTGGGTGTGATGAGTTAACGTATCTATACTCTGGTTTTAGTACTTTATCTAGTTTAAAACCTAGTTTTGTGTATAAATTATTGTTTTCATCTAATGTCCATCTTCTATCTGCAAATGATTTTACTATTTTAGGGTTATAATTTTTAATGAAGAAAGAAAACAATTTACCGCCAATTCCTTGACATATGAAATTAATATCAGTTGCAAATCTGTTTAGAAGCCATTCAGTACCATATTGTTCAAATGTCATTACCCCTACAAGCATATTACTGCTAAAACAACCTAGAGCAAGTGTGCATCTACCATAGCCTTGAATATGGTTTTTCTCAAGGAAAGATTTAGCAACATCTTTTGTAATTTGTTGAACTGAGCATTTTCTACCCATTATTGTTTGTACGTTTTTATTTGCATGGATTAGTGTTTTTATTTTAGACAATACAATGTTTTTATGTAAGATATATTCGTCTTCAAAAATTTGAATTAGCTTGATACCTTTTGAATTTGCTAAGTTGGTTTTCATTAAGTGATAATTTCTGTTTTTAAATTTCTCTGAATGCCATTTAAGCCCATTGTACTCAATTCCTATTTGTAACTTTGGGATATAAATATCTATTTCGTATCCATTTAGTGCTTCTCTATTTGAGTGCTCTACGTTTTCTTTCCCAATAAGCCCACAAATATATTCGTATATTTCATTCTCACCTTTAGACTCAATTAGCCCACATTTAGGACACCCATGCCCATGAAGATGGTCATATGGCTTTTGCCAAAATTCTCCGTGTTTTGGACATATTATTTTAACTTTGTCTTCCATTTTTGTATATTTGGTGTCGGCATAAATGTATTTATCACCATATATTTTTCTTGCTCTTTTTATGAATTCTTCGTTTCCAATGTTTCTTTCTTCTGCTCTCAACTCAATCGCACATTTAGGGCAACCTTGTCCTAGAAGATGTTTTGACGGTGTTTGCCAAAACTCTCCATGTTCTGGACATATTATGCAAACTTTATCGTGCATTTTAGTAAATTCTACTTTTGAATAATCATATTTTTTTCCATGTTTGGCGATAAACATATTAATGATTTCATTATTGTTTAGCCCCCTTCCACTGCATTTAGGACAGCCTTGACCTAGAAGATGATTCATTGGCGTCATCCAGAATGTTCCGTGCTCAAAACACAATATTGGGATTTTTGTGTTAGAATTAACGTATTTGGTTTTGTCATAAACATATTTTGAATTGTGAATTTTTGACGCTTTTTCTATGAATTCATCAGCGTTGCTTCTAAAAGTATCACCTCGTTTTATATTTGCACATTTGGGACAAGCGTTTCCTCTAACATGACCTTGTGGCGTTTGCCAAAACTCACCATGAATGGGGCATATGATACATACTTTTGTTGTGCTGTTTACGTATTCTACTTTTGAGTAATCATATTTTCCATTGTGCTTTTTTGTTGCTTTTTCTATAAATTTTTCTCTTTTATCCATAAATTATGTTTTATTTACTATTATAAATACTTTGCAAATATATAAAAAAATAATAATTTTTCAAAAAAAATAACGAAAAAAAATTATTTAGTATATTTATATTAAAAAATAAAGAAAATAATAATAAATAATTCAAATTAAAAGACATAAAATTATGAGTGATTTACTTTTGAAAATGCCGCTCAATTACGAACCTCTCAGGAAAAACAGATGGTTGTTGAGATTTCCAGCTGACCTAGGTATCCAAGAGTGGTGGTGTCAGAGCGCAAAGCGTCCATCAATCAAGCAAGAGGGTAAGGCTATTCCATTCCTAAATACAGAGACATACGTTGTAGGTCGTTACACTTGGGATGAGATTCAAGTTACCTTGAGAGACCCAATCGGCCCATCTGCTTCACAAGCTGTTATGGAGTGGGTACGTCTTCACTCTGAGTCAGTCAGTGGTAGACAAGGTTATGCAGCAGGTTATAAGCGTGATGTTGAGCTTGAAATGCTAGACCCAACTGGTGTTGTTGTCAGCAAGTGGATTCTAAAGAATACCATGTGTACCGCAGCAGATTTTGGTGATTTGGATTACAGCCAAGATGACCTCGCCACTATATCACTTACCCTGAGATTTGACTACGCAATTTTGGCGTATTAATTTGATAATCAATAAGTTATGTGGGATTTATTAAAGTAATTTAAAGGGTAATGCAATTAAAAAATAGGATTCCGTTTAGAATCCTATTTTTTTGTCCTTTTTCTTATTGCCATTGTCCTCAGTATGGTATATCTGTGCTAGTGTCATTGGTTCAGTTGCCGTTGGCATAAGCGCTTTTGTTTTTTCCAATGACAGCTTTTTGAACTCGTAGATAAGTGAAAGCCTTCCCTCACGCATTACAGCTTTATCTATCTTACTTGGTGGACAGTTGAATGTGCAGACGAATTTGATGGCAAATGCTTCACCTATAATGCCGTCAGTAAGATTCAGCATTGTGTTAAGGTACTGATTGCCATTATTTCTGTCCGTAAATAGTTTTTCACAGTCTTCAATGATGAACACATGATTTTTATGTTCCATCAAGAAATCGAATATCTTGGAGTCACTGAATGACGTTAGCATATTGAAGTCAAAATAAAGGAATTCAACATCTATATTGTCATTAATCAGTTTTTTGATGATTGAAGTCTTTCCTGTTCCTGGTTCACCGTGCAGCAGTATCAGCTCTTGCTCCTCAGAGTTAATCAGCTCGTTCAACTTTTCATATGGGAGGTCATCGTTGTAATTGCTTTTGATGTCGCAATCAAAAGGTTTAACTTCAATTTCAGTCTTCCTAATCCCATAACTGCCTTGTGTACAAACGGTTACGTTTCTTTGCTTGTTTGTTTGAGGAAGTTCAACCAAGTTGTCATTAAGAAAGTCTTCTATTTCTTGCTTATGCGTTTCATTGTCAATCCAAAGTTTGAAACTTGATATTTTTTTAACGAAACCGCTTCTAGTTCCACTGAATATGCTTATGATACCGTAGTCTGTTAGTACGTATGCGTTCATATCAAAGAACACGCAGTGTTGCATTTTTCTACAACTATCAACGAATGAGAATTCTTTTGCTGTGTACTCTGAAATAGTCTTTAGTTTCATGTCCTTGAGGCTTTCTTGCTCTTCCAAGGATGAATCGTAAAGAATAATTCGATTTTTCGCTTCTGAATATTTAACCGAATACACACATGGCATGTTACTTCCATATAGGTGTGCAATCAACGTTTCAACTGATGAGAAGCCACCTTCCATGTCAGACACGTTAAGCTGTGCGCATTCAGTTCTTAAATATTCGCAAAACCTAGCGTAAAGGTTGTCGTAGTTTGTGAACATATTACTTTATTTTACAATTTTTGCAAATATATGAAAAAAAAATTATTTGGGCAAAAATGTTTTCTTTTTTTAACTTTTTTTTATTTTTTATAAAAACTTTTATGAAAAAATACACGTGGCCTTTATATTTAATGGGTACGATATATTAAGAGAGACTTTAAAAGTTTTTAACGCATATTTATTTCAATAACAAAATAATACAATAAAATATAACAAAGTTATGAGCACATGCACGTTTGAAAGGAATAGTGAGTATCTTAACAGTCTTTTATGGACTAGGATAAACCAATATAAGATGCTTAACAACACCTTAACGGAAATGATTAGAAGGGATGACAACGAAGAATTGGTTAAAAACATGAAAAATGAAATTAACGAAACGTTGAATGAAATCGAAGCAATTAAAAATGACCTAAAAAATTCAAAAGAGGAAAAAGTGGTTTATACGCACTATGAGCCAAAAAAGCTTGACAAGAGCGGATTCTATGATTCCATTGTAAAGCAAACCAAGGCTGTTGAATTGGACTTGGCTGAAGAGAAGAAAAATCCTTTGAACTATGGCGATTTATATAGCGGAATAGTTCTGCCTAAAAAGGAAAGGAAAAATGATTCAGACTGCTTTGCAAGAGCAGAGGAAGAAGAAAGGAAGGAATTATCTAGAATACGCAAAGAAGTTAAAAATGTTTCTGCTTCAACATCTAACAAGTATTTAGATGAAATCAACAAGACGATTGATTCTAGGATATTAGGAAATAGGTTTTTAGTGCATTTGGATGACGTTGGAATTCCAGAGGTTATGGTTAAGTCAGTTTCATTTGACCCAAGTAGTAAGCAACTTTCTATTAACGTTTATGATTTCGTAAAGGATATTAATGGAAGGAAAATGCCAGTGTTGGAATTGTTGAATGGAGTGCCAAGCCTATTTAACTTCACTATACAGCATCTTGAGGCTAATGGTAATCCAATTTATACGGAAAAGTATTCTAGGTGTCACATTACTGAAATATATAGAGACCCAATAGATTACTCCATGTCAGAGTTTTCAACAATACAGATTTTAGTTGAATATCAAGCTGTAACATATGAAGCAAATAACTAAGAAAAGAGGTAATGCCTCAGTGAGCAAACAAAATAAACAAACGGTGAAAAAGCGTACAGCCCCAAAAGTAATTAAAGGGGCTGTGCGCAAACACCCAAAGTTTGGAACATCTAAATTAGAGCAAGATTTTGCAAATGATTTTTTAGATAAGCTAAAGGTTGAATATATTTGGCAGTTTGAGGCAAAGGACATTGGACGTTTTTATGACTTTTATCTGCCGAAGCACAACCTTATAATTGAAATAGATGGTTCTTACTACCATTCAGACCCTAGACTTGTGAAGGAAAGTGAAATGAATCCGATGCAAAAGCACAACAAAAGGGTGGATGAATATAAGGATAGGTGGGCGTTAATGCATGGAATACCAGTCATGAGGATTTGGGAAAAGGACATCAGAGACACACCTAGCAAAGTGATGAAAGAACTTAAGGAAAGGCTACATTTTGAAAAGGATAAGATAGAAATAACAGAAAAAAAGAACAAAAGGCATATAAATAAAATAAAATAGACGGTATTTATCATGGAAGTTACGCTATATTTACCTTACTATGACTATAACGATGGTGCTTTTGACGTTGATAACAACTACTACGATGAGGAAGAGTACATCAAAGCAGTGTCGAATGAATACAACAAAAACAAGGATGTTGTCTTCAATTCAGTTATGGATGCAAAAAACGGCTCAGGAAGCCTTTTAATGGGCACTGACGGCCAAACATACAAGTTCGGTGCGCAAAGCCAACAGAGCGAAGATAAAGTGGCTTATTCGAGTTGTAATGGAACGTTATACGATGAGAAGGGAAACGATGAAACTGTAGATGGCATAATAACCCATTTTGCAAAGCAAAAACCGTTTTTGGAAATGATTGAATTCGACATGGATTCTAGCGAAGAAGAATTTGAAACTGAAGTTTCACTCTGGATGAAAGAACATAATGGGATAAACCAATACAAAGACTTTAAGGGTGAAGAATGGACTTGGGTGAACGAACCTAAGAGAAACCTAAAGATGCATTTTAAGAACAATGCTGATGAAGATATATACGCCATTTTAGAGAACTGCAAAATAATGGACATTCTTGAGGACGGCACACTAATAGTTTTCATTGAAAAAATAAGATTAATAGATAATATTTAAGTTATGGCAAAAAAGAAACTAACTGAAGAGCAAGAGGTTGAAATCAAGACTCTTTTGGAAAACAACAAAATGCTAGAGAAAACAAAGCAAGAGGCTGCAAGTAAGGGTAAAACAACTTCTGTTAAACAGATTGAAAGAGCCCAGCAAGAGGTTATTGACCACATCAATAGCATTGACCCAACTGCTTTGGGTAATTTTCGTAAGACAACTTCATTGTCTTCAAATAAGAAGGTTGCAAAGCAAGCCAATTTGTTTGACACTGACATGTCTATTTTTGACATTTTGAAGGAAAATGAAGAAGACAATAATACACAGATTACCAAGGTTGAAGAAGAGCATTATGATGACTTGACTACAACTGAAACGGTTGAGGTCAAGGACACGATGTTTAATGATATTGACCCATCTATCCAGTATGATGTAATACAATTGCCTAGTAATGGACAGTGCTATAGGTCAAAGATAGATAGAGTTCCTGTGGCATATTTGACTGCTTATGACGAGAATATGATTACTTCCCCTAACCTTTATAAAGATGGACTTATAATTGATTTTTTGCTTAAAAATAAAATTGTGAATAGTGAGATAAATGTTGAGGATTTGGTAAGCGGTGATGCAGATGCTATCGTGTTGTTCTTGAGAGCAACTAGCTACGGTCCTGAATTCCCAATTGTTGTCCGTGACCCAGATACTGGAGAACAAATTGATTCAGTTGTTGATTTAACCACGTTAAAACCTAGGGAATTTAAATTAACTGGTGATGAAAATGGATTTTTCGATTATGTAACTCCAATCAAGAAAGATAAGATTAAGTTCCGTTATTTGACTAGAAAACAAGAGAAACAGCTCCAGAAAGTTATTGAACTTGAAAGTTATGGAACTAAAGCATTCAGCTTGGAGCAAATAGGTAACACATTGAAAGGCGCAATTATTGGCGATACGGTAATTAATGACAATGAGAAAAAGACAATCTCTGCTGCTAATAAAATTATCGAATCTTGGTCTAAGAAGCTAAAGGAAAAGAATAATTCTGAATTTAATAAGATAATTACCAACAGTTTACAACTTCAAGTTGTATCTATTAATGGTAATACTGATAGAGATTATATTAGAAAATACATTAATATGATGCCAGCTAGAGATTCATTGATGTTGAGAAGATATATCAACGATAATAGACCAGGTATTGACTTTGAAATTGAGGTTGAAAGGCCAGAGAGTCTTGGAGGTGGCTCATTTAAGACCTTTCTTAACTGGGACGATTCTGTTTTCCTCAATATCTCCGATGTATGAGCAAAACCTTAAAGATGAATTGTTTGCTTGTTTTAAGTATATAGGAATTCCGTTTGATATGCTTGATAAAATGCCTATTAGAGACAGAAAATATTATATTCATAAGTATAATGATTATATGGAGGCAAGAAAGCAAGCGATGGATAACGCAACATCAAAAAGTACTACCAATATTGGCGCATATACCAATATGAGCCAAGGTGTAACTGGGGATGATGTGTTTGATGAAATGTAACAATAAAAGGCAGTCGAATGACTGCCTTTTATGTTTATTATGTGTTGCCGTTATTGTTGTTTTGGCTCGTTTTTAAATCTAGTATTCATTATATATTGATATGTGTTTCGGATATTGGAATCTACCATTCTGTAAATATCACTTTGTACTCTATCGCCAAATACTATATTATTTGCAACTGATTGTATTTGTGTTTCCAATTGTTCCACAGCTCTTACAAAATCCCTATATTCTTGTATATTTAAGCGTATTTGCTGAATTATATTCCCTTCTTTTTGTATGGCTTGTTTCTGTTGTGCAAGTTTACCTTTCCAATTTCCAAACCAATTTAAAATACGTTGACCTTGGTTATATCCGCGCCAAAAACCAGATTTACCAGCATTCAGCGCATTTCTTCCAATTTGTAATGGATTTACCATTGTACCATTTGCATCTTCACGTATTATATTTTCTTTAATGTTATATAATTCCAAGTATTGCTTTAGTAAACTTACCATTTCTCCAATTATTCGCTTACCTTGGTTCCAGTACATTATGACTTGTTGAGCAGTTCTTTGCATTTGTTGCTGCTGTTGAGTGTACTGTGGCTGCATTTGAGGCTGTTGAACAAACTGTTGCTGGCTTTGAGGTTGTTGCTTTTGTGATTGCCCTTGTTGCTGCCATTGTTGCTGATTTTGCGGCTGTCTTGGTTGTTGTACTTGTTGCTGACTTGGCTGTTGTACTTGGTTTTGTTGGCCACGTTGTTGTACTTGTTGCTGACTTGGTTGCTGACTTGGCTGTTGTACTTGGTTTTGTTGGCCACGTTGTTGTACTTGTTGTTGCCTTCTGTTTTGTTGGGCACGTTGTTGCCTAAGTTGTTGGAGGTTTGTATAACCATTTCTATTACCTCTTCCTCTATTTCCGTTAGCTTCTGTAATGTTATAAAAAGCATTATATATGCTTTCGTTTGTTTTAAAGACAATTTGATTCATTGTAATGTCTTTACTCAAACTTGAAAGCACAGCATTTAAAGTTGCAATGTATTGTTTAATATTTCTAAATAGTTGACGGTTAGACACCTTTGTTTGGTTTTGCCTAGTATTAGAGTTTTGAACCGCGTCCTCTAAAATTAACAACTCATTTATTGTTTCATTTATTATTTCTTGAATCCTTATATCATTCATGCTATAACATTTATTGTTTAATATAACAATAAATATTATTGTGACCCCAAATTTTCTAAAGTTTCGCCCAAAAAGTACAATATTTTATCGCCATGAGCTAACATATAATAGATGGCGAAAGCCCCAACCATAAAGCCAGCCATCCAAGCTAGGATTGTGATGATTGATGACATTAGTTTTAGACTAATGAATTCGGCTATATCACTTAATGAGTCAACTTCAGCAAAGCCATTACCAAATTTTGGAAAAATTTTCATATTTTTGTCGTTTTAAATTTTATATTGCAAATTTACGAAAAAAAAAATATATAACAAAATCTTAAATGTTAAAAATATCTAAATTACAATATTTATAAGGAAATAATATTGATTATTTATGTTTAAGCTGATACTAAAATCATTAGGAAACACATTAGCTAAGTCAGTTTTCGGAGCACTCCTTGGCGTATTCAGAGGAGGGCTTTCTATGGCGTTAAATGCATTTAAAAACACTTTAAACGCTGCATTTACTTCAGTTAAGAGTTTTAATCAAATGAGTGTTAACACAAGCCGTGCTATCGGCTTGGGTTATAGGGATAGTATTGCGTATACTCAAACACTTATAACTAGAACTCAAAGGCTTTCTGCGCTATATGGAGTTACTGCTGATAAGATAGCTGCTATACAAGATTCCCTAGCAAAGGCAACTGGTAAAGCAATAATGCTTTCCAATGCTCAAGCTGAATATGCTACAGCAATCAACAAAATGCTTGGTGATGGTGTTTTGGATGAATATTCAAAGGCAATCATAAGAAGCATGGGTGGTAGCGTTGATGCTGCTCAAAAATATGCAATTGGTGCGTATGCAAAAGCTACTAGAGTAGGTTTAAGTGCTGCCGAATTTAGCAACAAAGTAGCACAAAACTTATCTATGGCTAATAGGGTAAGTTTCAGAGGTGGTATTGATGGTATAACAAAAATGACAGCATTGTCAGAAAAGTTAAACTTCAACCTTCAATCAATGGAAGCCTCAGCTAATGTATTCAGGGATGATATACAAACAGCAATAGAAAGTTCTGCAAAACTTCAAGCTCTAGGTGGTGGAGCAGCAATGTATGGTAGCAATCCGTTGGCCATGATGTATGAATCAATGTATGACATGGAAAGTTATACAGAGAGAATTACAAAAATGGTTAAGGGTATGGCAGAATTTAATGCAGCTACTGGCATAGCTGAAATTAAATCACAGAATCAAGCATTTTTAAGAGAATATTCTAAGATTTTAAATATATCTTATGATGAGCTTGCTAGTATGGCCACAAACCAAGCTAAAGAAGCTTTTGCTAAAAATAGGTTAGGTGCTGCGTTTTTCGATAATATTGCTGGCGGTGACGAAGATTTCAAGAGCTATATAATGAATAAAGCTCAATGGAATGACCAAGAACAAAGATTTGAGTTAACTCTTCCTGGACAAGAGAATAGCCCTATTAATTTGCAAAACATGAGTCCAGAAAACATTGAAACCCTTAAAAAGGCTTGGAAAGATTCTACGTTAACTGAAACTGAAGCTTTTTTGCAAGGTGCTAGAGATATTACATCTATTGATGAACGCATATCTGGTATTATGTCAGTTGTTGGAGCAATGTTAGCAGAAAAATTGATGCCATATCTTGAAGTTGCATCAATGTGGTTGTCACATGCTGCTCCTAAGATTGCAAGTATAATTGGTAGAGGACTACAATTACTTTTAACTCCTGGTTTTTGGAAAAACATAGGACTTGATTTTGCTGCCATGTTAATGGGTGGTTTAGCTGGCCTTCTTCAAATTTACTTAATGACTAGAAATCCTATATTGGGATTGATTACCATTGTAGGTGGAATTGCTGATGCCATTGGAAGCATATTTGGTATAGATTGGCTTAAAGGTATCGGTAAAGTTGTTGATGGTAGAGCATTAGCTGAAGGCGCAGCTAGTCTAGCAAGGTCAATGTTGGGCGGTTTCAAAGACCAACAAGCAGCACAAGCTCAAGATGCATTCCTTAAAGATGCTGGTGGCTTATTGAAAGAGGCTAGCGGAGTGTTTAAAGTAGCTAACAATTACGCTAGTGCTGTTGAGAGAGGTGAACAATATGATTATATTGGGGCATTGCAAGGTGTCACTGGTGAAAACTATCGTGGTAGTGGTTCTTATGGATTTGCTCAAACAGAAGCGAGAGCACAAGGTACTGTTACCTATAATACCACAAATAGAAACACCACTGTTAACAACAATCGTTATACAACAAACACAACAAATAATAACACACAGACTGTTAACAGGAATACTACTAACACAACTAATGCGCACCCTACAACTATTTTCCAAGCAGCTCAAGGTACAAGTCCAGCATATGCAAACCACCAAGATGTAGAAGGAATGTATGGCCCTAATAGCTTGTTAGAAATGCCAGAAGAAGATATGGCCTCAATGGGCGGTGGCGGTGGTGGCTTATTTGGATTAGCTCTAAATGGCCTTATCATGTATATGAACTATAAGATGTTTAAAGGCGCATTTAAAGGTGCTGGTAGGCTATTAGGATTTGGTAAAAACGCAACAAATGCTGCTAATGCCGCTAGCAAGGGTAGTTATTTAGGCAGAAGGATGAGATTAGCTAGACTACAAGCTGGACGTTCCATGAGGAATTTGCGTGCTTTTGGACAATATACAAGAGAGGCATATTCAGCTATTAGAGGCACTGGCGCAGGAAGAATCCGTTCTGCATTTAACGCTTTAAAAGGTCCTGGTGTACGTGAAAATGGAAGTATCTTTATGAGGACTTATAAAGGCGCTAGCGGTAAATGGGCTGGTAAAGCAATGGGAAACCTAGTAACTAATAGTGCAAAGTCTTCATTTGCAAGGTCAGCTTTACAAGGTGCTAAAGCATTAAAAGGACTAGGAGGTGGCGCAGGTTTAGGAATTGTTGGTGCATTAGGAAACATGGCAATGGATGCATGGGTAAAACCAGAAAGTTATGGTAGTTTGGGTCACTATGCAGGCCGTGCAGGTTTTACTGCATTGGAATACGCTGGTATGGGCGCAGCAATTGGTAGTATAATCCCAGGTATTGGTACTCTTGTTGGTGGTGCTATTGGTGGACTTATCGGTGGTATTAAGGGTATATTTACTGCAAAGTCTGAAGCTAAAAAAGAAGAGGAGAGAAAGAAAGCATTAGCACAATATAATGAGCAAAAGCGTCAATTCCATGATTATTTAGGACAGTATGGTACTGGATTTGAAACTGCTGCATTTAACCCAACAACGTTCCAAGATTCAGTTGTTGGCTCTATGTCAGCTCCGATGGCAGCAGCATTAGATGGTGCAGTTCAAGGAAGTGATGTTGTTGCAGCACCAGTAGGACAAAGTGAATATATTTACAGTCAGCCTACTACTCAAATAGCTCAGAATGCACAGCAGACAATTAAGGTAAGTGATATTACAGTCAAAGTTAACGGAACTTTAAAGTTAGATGCTGGAAATGGCAATGTTGCTCAGTTAGATATGAACAAGCTATTAGAAGACAGAGCATTTGTTAAGAAGTTAGTTGAGGTTGTATTCAATGAGAAGAATGTTCAATCTAATAATGGTAGGTCTGTATTTGATACTGTGTCATTTAGAAATGGTGGTGTTCCTTTAAATGGCGTAACTGCGAATATAACTTAATACATAAGTTTAATTCAACGAAATAAATATTATATTTTATATATGGCAAGTTTTAGTGAGAATTTTGGTAAAACAGCAAAAGATTATATAGCATCAATTCCAAAAAGTGTGTTAAATTTAACATCAGACCTTTTGGAAAACAGTGATTTTATATCTAGGACAATAGGAACTAACAAATCTTATGAAGATATAATGTTCATAATTCAGTCAATGGGTCGTGAACCGATTAGCCTTTTGGGTAAAGATTATATATTCATTTATGACCATGTTAGAAGAAACTATCTTCAAGGAACTCAAGTTGAAAATAGAAATTATGGCATTCCTAAGTTTACTTTTTATAAAGAAAAACCAACCATAAGGTTTGCAAATCCTGACAGTGACCCATTGAATCTTTTGGATAAATGGATGCCAGAGGTAAGATTAGAAACCACTTCTAGGTCTAACATACTTTATTCTTATGCTGAATCAGATGATGAGAAAACCCAAAATAAACAAATTGGAAGTAGAGAAGATGAAAATCTAGGCGTTAATTTTGGAAGGGTCTATAGTTTTTCTAATAGGTTGACATCTAAAGATTTATTGAGAAAAACCAATGAAGATTTCCAACATGGTAAATACAGAACTCTTATCGCTAGATTCCATACAAACTCTGAAGATTCAAAAAGTAGGGATAATGCGGCACAAACTGCCGTATCTGGTCAGTACGGTATGTCTCATGGTAGAAACTTGCTAAAAATTAATAGGACTGATGAAAATGGCTACGATAACCCATATTGTAGGGTTTGGACTTATCATCATCAATACGATAGAATGACCAAAGCAATACGTCCTTTTATAGAGGATACAGATTCTCAAGAAGCTTTGGAAAGTATGGAACAAGTAGGTGATTACGACACTGTTGGATTTAGAACATCTGATGTTGTTTCTTCTGCTATAGTCGGAAGGGCAATTGATGGCGGTATTGCTGTAAACAATAATACCCTTAATAGTAGTATTAATAGTAGTACAGCTATTTCTTCTACTAATATAATTGGCGGTAGTAAGAAGTTAGACAAATATGGCGTATTAAATTATAAGACTGGATTTGTAAACATAGCACCAACAGCTAAGATATTGGATTATTTTCATGGAAAAGAAGATGATGCTGAAAAGAAAGCCGTATCAATTAAGAGGTGTATGTTTTCAATAGAAAATCTAGCATGGAAGAATAATGGGTCGTTAACCAATGAATATAATGCTACGTTATCTCCAGAACAAAGAGGGCCTTTAGGCGGTAGAATTATGTGGTTTCCACCATATGATATATCTTTTAATGAGGAATCTAGGGTTGAATGGAATGGTAATCAATTCATTGGACGTGGAGAAAAAATATATACATATACCAATACAGAAAGAACTGGTAACTTATCTTTTACACTTTTAATTGACCATCCGTCTATTCTTGATTATTGGACTGGACATGCGCGTAATGGAATGAAAAACCAAGGAGTTAGTTTGATACCAGGAAATGGTGGCGGTGTTGATACAAAAGATAATCAAGAAAACACATTGTTACGTTTCTTTGCTGGTTGTGAAGTTCTTTCTGCTAAACCTCAAGAATATTGGAAGAGAAAAGCAGAGGTTAAAGAAGAAGAACTGCCACAAGCAGTTCCTACTCAACAAGTAACAACCCCACCAGCTGTAACGGAAACTCCATCAAAAAGTAGAGTAATATGCTGTTGTGTTTATTACCCTAATAACTATAGTGGTGTTGATGATGACGCTGAAGATGCTGTAAACTATCTAATGAATGGTATTGGTACTGGTTACTTGGTAAATATGGAAACTGGTTTACCAACAACATTTTCTCCATTAGATGATATAGAATTATCTATTACTTTAGACCCTTCTGATGTTTTTCAAGCAAGTGTAAAAGCTAATACTCCTTGTAGTGGAAAAAACAACTGTATTGAGGCTTGTGATGAGAACGGAATCATTGACACAGCTAATACATCAAATATAGCTGATTTGAAACTTGGATATGAGGTTTATCCGCAAGAAAGAGGAATTTCCATTGTAACAAAAGCACTTTCATCAGACACGGCTGCAAATAAAGCTTTTGCTTGTTTAGGAGCAGGAGTTAAGGCAAGGTATATAACAGATGCTAGTGGAACTATTAGATATGCCATTAAAATGGAGCATGCAACAACGCATAAAGTGACTTATTGGCCATTGGCAAAAATAAACGGTCCAAGTAAGAAACAAAGTTGGTATTATAGAGTTGACAAAGCATACGAAAAAAATAAATTAAGTAAGCTTGAAAGTTATATAGATGAAAAATCTTTTGGACTTAATGGCGTTAATTTCGGAAGAGCTAGAAATGAGAAAAGGTTTGAGTTGCCAGAGGATAGTGATGATTTTACATTAATTAGCTTTAGCGACTTGTATATTGCTTTAAGAAGCAAGAATAGTTTGGATAATGTCAAAGTAGACCCAATAAATGAAAATAAAATAGAGGAATTAAAGAAAGTATTTTCATCAGATGATAATGGTTATACACTAACTGATATTCATTTTAAAGGCCATGCTTCATACCAAGGATATTCAAAGTCTAATAACACGTTGTCAAAAAATAGAGCAGAAACCATTAAAAAATGGCTAAGTAAAAAAGGTGTGGAAATACCTTCTGGAGAAGGTAAAGGTAAAGTTGAAATACTTACACAAGCAAAAGGCGCAACTGCTGACACTGGAAGCAATAGTACTGAACCAGTTAAATTATGGAGAAGCTGTTCAGTCTATATTTGCTATGATGTAAAAGACACTAAACCAGCTGCAACTTCTCAACAGTCAAATGACAATCATATTAATATAACAATACCTAGTAGTGCTAATACTAAGTCAATAATACCTCCTGGTAATTATAGTGTTTCCATATTCGGTGGTAAAAAAATTAATTTAAATGTCGCTAATCAAGAAGATGACCAGAGAGCTTTAATGCAAAGAATTCTAAGCAGAAATAATGGTTTCATATTTGATAATATATTAAATAACTTAGAAGAGGAAGAACCTAGAATCAAAAAGAAACCTAAAATAGGTGGATATGAATATGATACAGCAACTACTGAAACTAGAGTAGTCAATAGGTATGATAATGAAGGAGAATTCTTTGAACTATTGGATAAAACAAGCCCATTTATGCATAATTTGATAACTGATAAAATCAAATATTTTGACCCAGCATATCACTCTATATCTCCAGAGGGATTCAATGCTAGACTTACGTTCTTGCATCAGTGCACGAGACAAGGTTCTACTGCTGAAAATGCTAATTTTGAGACTTCTTCTGCTTATAACCTAGCATTTGGTAGACCACCAGTATGTGTGCTTAGATTGGGTGATTTCTTTTACACTAAGATTATTATTAATAGTTTAAGTATTCAGTATGAAAATCCTACTTGGGATTTAAATCCAGAAGGTATTGGCGTAATGCCAATGTTTGCCAAAATAAACATATCATTCGCATTTATTGGTGGTAGTGACCTTGCTGGACCTATTGCTCGTCTTCAGAACGCTGTTTCGTTCAACTATTATGCTAATACTAGCATTTATGATAATAGGGCAGACAGAGTTGAATATAATCCGAATAATAGTGGCGAAGAGATAAAATTACATACTATTGATTTTATTAATGAAGCGGCTTCAACTTCAACTGAATTAAATAATACAGCTACTCCAGCAGCAACATCAGAACCATTACGCTTAGAAAAAGTTAATGGAGTCAGTATTGCAAAACGTTCATCGACACCAACTTTAAGAGACCCACAAATTAGACCAGTTACTACTACTAATCAGCAACAAAGTAATGATAGTGGTCAACAAGGTGGGGGTAATGGCCAGCAACAGCAAACCAATAACAATCTTAATGAAGAAAATCAAGCATTGGTAAATAGTTGGAAAGAGGCTCATCCACAAAGCATGACAAAAAAAGAGTTTGAAGATATTATGAGTGGACTATATAACGAAGCTCTAGCTGGAAATATATCATCGATTACACTTCTTGAATCTATATTAATAGAAAATGGGCCTCATGAGCTTCTTGATAATCCTAGTGAATATGCAAATATATTTGTAAACAAAGAAACATGCACTAATGCTGATATTAATTACATTAAAGAACAATACATGTTACTTTATGGTGAATATGGTTCTGATAAAATTGGTTCTGTTTATATAAATGGAAACAATTATCTTTTAGATATACAGAGTTTAAGTCAATTTACAAATTAATAAATTATGAATTATAGTAGATATGAAAAATTTATTAATGGTACATCTTATAACAAAATACCATTTATAGAAATACCTAAATCGAGTAGTGATAAATACACCTATTATGAGGTGGGAAAAACTAGATTAGATTTGTTATCCTATCAATATTATGGTGACGCTAATTATGGTTGGCTTATATTACAAGCCAACCCTAAATGCGGTTCATTAGAATTCAGGATAAAAGACCAAGAAAGATTAAGAATACCTTATCCATTAGAAAATGCAATAATGGGTTATACGGAAAATTATAAAAGATACGTAAAATTATACGGTATAAATTAACAAGAATGAGAAAAAGTTATTCAAATCATAGTTCTGTAAACTATATAGAGCCTAATGATGTCAACTTAATGGAAGTTAGAGATTCTAACGGTGTAATGCATTATATAGAAAGAGCACCTAAGTTAGAAGATTTCTGTATCGCGTTAGGATTAGAGGTTGAACTCTCTAATAGGAGTGTTGATATAGAGATAAGCGAAAGCGATAGAAAACTTACCATGATTTATAGTGGTACAGAAGGAGGCAATAGGGTTAGTTTCTATAAAGGAACTGTTTTTGGAAGTAATGGTAGTTCTTATTTGACTACATATTATGCTGATATGACCTCTGAGGACATTAAGTCATATACAACAACTGAAATGATTGGTATTAAATCTGTTGATGTGGAATACGATAACTTTTGTGTTCCACAAATAACTATTGTGTTTACCGATGTTAGAGGAATGTCATTATTCCAGCCTAGCGAAATTAACAAACTTAAAAAAGATGGTTTTGCAGAAATTAGTAATGTTAATGTATCAAATGCGTTTTTCCGTTCATTCTTTATGATACCATGCCCAAAGTTTACCATATATTTAAAGGGATTTTATGGCGAACCAGTTGCATATCAAATGACATGTGTTGATTTTAGAGCTTCTTTCGATTCTGAAAATGGTAATTTTGACGTAACTGTTAAATTTGTTGGTTATACTTTTTCATTCTTAACAGAAGTGTCAGTGAATGCATTGATAGCAGCACCTTATTCAGATTATATTGGTGCAGATTATTGGAAGAAAAACATTGATAATGGTAGATTTACATTACCAGCCAACAAAGAGACAAATGAAACTAGACCAATGCCAACTTTGTGTGAGTTGGTAACTGATTTGTATAGAGTTATTACTGAAAGTGCAATAGAAATTGGAAACAGTGATTTTGGCGCTGGATTTAGAGATAATAGTGCCGAAATAGGTGAATTAACTGAAATATTAGGACTTTATACCAACTGGTATGAAGCAATTTTTGGCGCTCTACAAAGACGTTATGGTGATAAGCATAAAGCAGTTAAAGTTGATTCTGCTAAGTTTTATGATTTTGGAGTGTTTTTTGTTCCAGCTGATTTACAAGAAACTATAACCAATTTATCTATACCATTTAAAGAAATAAGTGGAGAAACTAGTGTAATGAATGCTCATATTGCGTTAAGAACAAGAGTTAATTCGTATAATTCAAATGCAAACAAACAAATTACTTTAAAAAATGTAAGTGAGGATTTAAGTGAATTTACTAGACAAAAATACGTTGAAAAAATAACATATAATGGAACAGGAGATGCTAGTAGTGCATCAAGTTCTGAATTTATTGTGAAACTTGATTCTGAATCAGTATTTAGCCCAGAAGATATTAACAAATATTCAAATAGTAGTACGCTTTATAACCTTACAGATTCATTACTAAGTGTTGAGAATTATGGCTACGAGCACAGAGATACTACGACTGATAATACATCAGTTGACGTGATAAAAGTTGACCTAGAATGTGAGAAAATATCAAATAGAATTAAGGCATTATCTACAACATATACACAATCTGAAGCAGAAGAAGTCACGGCAACTATGGCTAAACTGCAAAGAACAATGATATTGAAAAAACTTTCTTGGTATCCATCAATTGAAAATTTCACTAAAATAATGATGGCTCACCTAGAAACGTTAATGTATATGATGTTCAAAACGATAGAAGCCACCAAAGGTAGAACACCACAAGCTTTAGGAGTTACAATAGGAGGAAATGGTGAAGGTATTAATTGTTCCGATGTTCCAGCAGATTATTCGACTGTTCCACCATTCCCAAGGGTTACATCAACTAAGATAGAAAGAGGCCAAGGTGGCGATTCTGTTGAAGTTAAAGAAGATGTATGGATTGGAGACGTTGGTAAGGCTAGTCCATTTATAGAGGTTGATTTGGTTAATGGCTTGCTAAATGGAGCAGATGAAGTTAACGCTAAAATTAAGGCAGCGCATGACGCATATAATGAGTTAATGAGGTCTATTAATAGGCCTGACGATGGTTTAACTTGTGCCGTTCCATTCCCACTTACATCGTTTGACTATTATTTGACAGAAAATCCATATGGAACAAACAGTGATGTTGTTAATAGTTTTGCTGCGTTTGCTGGTAAGGTAGCATTAAGAATGTACGGTATTTTAGTTCTTAACCGTTATGCTACTGACTTTACAAGTTCTGATAACAATTTCTTAAGTGATGAAAACATAAAATGTGTCGGTTCTGTTGAAGCTGATAACTTTTATGAATTGAATAGAATGTCTAATGCTAAGTTGAATGAAGCATTAACCAATAAATCTTTTACTAGTCAAAATATAATTGACATAGTAGAAAATAAAGCTTCAGCTTCTTCCTATAAAGAAGGTAGTTGGCCTTGGAGTCATAATGAGGCGCTTTTTAAAGACGATGCTAATTTCCATCCTACGTTTGAGGGCGCTAATGGCGCTTTATATCCTCTACAAGGTTTTGATTTTTCTGCTATAGAAGAAAATTTAGCCATATATTCACAGAGAAAATTGAATTTGACTGACAATAAAAATATTGTTAGCCCATTTGAGCCAGCTGATAACACAACTGACATATTAGCATATGCGCTTGCTGATAGTTCATCCCATCTTAATTATAGTATGGAAATAGATGACAACTTGGGTAGAGTTAATACTTTTTTAAAAACTGCTTCTGCTAATACTAAGAATGAAGACTATCAAAAATTAGCTACTAATATTTTTAATAAAATAAGTTCGGAAGGTATAGATGGTGATACGTTAGGACAAACGTTCAAAGGTTTCTTTAAAAACGATGGAAGGGGTTCTTTCTGTGGCGTTCATGGTACTGGAGCAACAGATAGTTTATCTCATGACCGTAAAAAAAGAGTTGCGTTAGCAAACAGTGGTATGACTGCATTATACGACCCTGACAGTGGCAGTGGAGACCCTAATGATAAGGTTAACCCAGTTTTGCGTTATGTGCATGAAGAATTATCACTTTCTCAATATACAGCATCAGAAAAAACAACCAATCAAATAAATTCAGTTTTCTTAACGGAAGTATTCGGTTGTTTAAAAAGCAGTGGTTCTTTTATATCAAAAAACAGTAGTTATTTTATATCAACGACTCAAGATAGCTTATATGTAAGTGATGCTATGTATGAAGTTCCTGATTGGGATGAAACATTTTTCCCTAAAAAATATGTAGAAGCCGTTTATTTTGTATTGGGCCTTTATGGAGTAGATTATGGTAAAATAGATAAGTATATTACTAGTAGAACACATTTCTACATTCCTAGATTTGTAAGTTTACAGATTGGAGCAATTCTTGCAGCAGAATATTATACGTTTAACAAAGAATTTAAACGAAGTTATGCGGCAAGTGAACTTTGCAAGTTAATACCATTAATGGAGGATTTGAAAAACAATACGGATTTCTTAAAGCACATTGCTCAATTTAGTAAAACTGCAAAACTTGAATTTATTAGGAATTTTAAAAGGTGGGTTGATAGTGATGGCATAGTGGAATGCTTCCAGAAGTTTAAAATGTATAGAAGAAAATTTGGCGAAGAGGCAAGAATAGAAGGTATTAATAACGGAACGGATGGTCAAAATGAATATGGCATTAACAATGCATATAATCTAGTTCATGCTAAAAATTATAGTAACGGTGATAATCAAAAATCATTTCAGAGTCGTGTAGGAAATTATTGGTTTATGCCACAAGATGATGTATATAGGGCAATATTCGTAAGTAATAACATTAATTATAGCGTTTCAAATACTTGTGCTAGATTACTTTTCAATGAGAAGAACCAATATGTTCGTAGGATGAGTAATTCATTACTCCAAGTTGTATGCGTTACAAAGGGTCATATATTCTCTAATATGAAAAATTCTAATGCATTTAACGACATTAACAGTAGTGATTATTATTATACTTCTTTAGTGACAAAACTAACGCCTAGTTTAGATATTAATAAAGCAAAGATTTATTTAGATTCATTCTTAAATAGATTGTCTGACAGAATAAATGGAATAACAGGAGGAGAAGCGTCAGCAGATAATCCAAGTAGCTTGGTTCATATGTCTTTAGACCCAAAACAAGTCACAACGGATATGAAGATTGCTCTTTATTTGTATCTAAAACAGCTATATGATAAGTGGATGCCAAGCACATCAATGGATGATTGGAAATTTGATAGGTTCTTCAACAATTCTGATAACAATGGTCATAAATTCCATTTTATAGATTCATTCTATAACAAAATTGGACAGAAATTGTTGATAAATCCTGAAGAATTGGTCAGAATGTTGGAAAAATCAATGTTAAGCCCTGACTGGAATGCGACTATGTTGCCTTTTATGAGTGATATTTTTGCTGACCATAAGTGTATGTTTAAATGCGTTCAGAATTTCATTGATTTAACATCTAAAGATTCTATGGACAATATGTTTAAGCCAATTCCATTTAATCAAATGAAGGAACCTGAAAGGAATCCTGACTTTGTTGTTATATATCCTTATCAGCCATCTTCAAATTTGGATATGAATAACGGTCAATTTGAGGATGATGGATTTATGTTAAATGATGCTGAAAAATCGCCTATGGCTATTGTAACTAGAACATTGCCATCATCAGATAACGCTGAAAAAGAGTGGTATCAATTGCCAGCATTTGGAGTTGTATATGGAGGCCAGTATCAGTCATATTTCAAGAGAATTGACATCAACATGGATAACCCAATTGCAACTGAGCAAGTATTAAATGCAAAATATAGAATCGCTGAAATGTATCGTACAGACAGCACTAAAACTGTTGCAACAACAGCACAAGACCTTTACGATATTTATGCGAACAGAAGCTATACTTGCAAGATACAAATGATGGGATGCGCTTGGGTACAGCCATTAATGTATTTCGTACTATTAAATGTTCCAATGTTTAAAGGTTCGTATATGATTATGAAAGTTAGTCATAAAATGACACCTGGAAATATGGAGACTGAAATCGTTGGATGTAGAATGTGTAGAGTATCAACTAGGTTGGTTAGCGACATATTCACTGATGAAGGAGGAGGTACTATTGGTAGTGTTGTTGAAGATTTCAAATATTCAATTGCAGATTCAGACAATGATTGCCCATACCAGTTATTCCCAATACATAACGAGTTCAATGGCAACGTTGATGCTTCAGCAGATGAAGTGCAGAAAGGTCTTCAAATTATGCAAGCTCTTCTTGGGTCTGGATTTACCGAAATTACTGCTGCTGCAAGTGTTGGTTGTATGTATGGAGAAAGTAGATTAAACCATACAAAAATTAACAAAAATGATAGGGGCTATATTAGTGGTAGCTTATGCCAATGGAGAGCTGGAAACTTAAAAGCGCTTTGTGATGGCACACCTGAGAAATATTGGTGTTATAAATACTCTGAAGTACCTAATACGGTAGCTAATCCTACTAATGCTACTTTTTGGGGCAATAAATTGAAACAAATGAATATAAATCAATGTATTAAATATTATGTTGATACATTTAATGTTTCAAATTGCTACTCTAGGTCAATAGCAGATTTTAATGGTTGTACGACAATTTCTTCTGCTGTCGATTGGTGGTACAGAAAATATGGCGTTGGTGCGGGATACAATAGTACAATTCTTCCACCAAGTGCTCATATTGACGTCAGAGAAGGTTTTGCTAATAAAATATATAATGAATTCCGTAGTGGTGGCCATTCCACTGCTACAACACCACTGAAAAATCAACCACAAACTGACGAAAAAGAATTCAATGAATTATTCTACAATGCAGTATCTAAAACGTTCAATAAATGTACTAATGATGGTAATATGAGACCATTAAAAGTTAAAAATACTACATTTAGAGGAAAACAGATTAAAGTCATACAATTTGAAGAAACTAGTGGTAAACTGTATAAGATATTTGATATTCTATTAAATGGATATTGTGATTATGTTCAAACAATAGACTGGGTATATGATACAAATAATCCTGGAGGAGACCCAACGACAATACAAGTATATGCTAGGGAAAAAGAAGAGGTAGAACCAAACTTTAGACAAGTTACAGTAACTGATAAAGATAATGCAAATAACAATGATGTCCCAGATGGTACTGGAGATACAGTTACTTTCAACCTCAAGTTCTTCAAATCCATTATGAAGAGATATGGCGGTAATCCAAAACCATCTAAAAACACTGGAGATAATTTGTATAAAATTGTTACTAATAATGGTGATTATTCAGCTGCTGTTAAGAAAGGATTGAATAAAGTGGGTATTACAGACTGTAACACTTTGGTTGGAGGTTTGAAAACATTGTCCGATTCCCAATTTGATGGAGTTGCAACATTAAAAGACATAAACATTGGAAATGTGAATAGCATACTTAAAGTAATTTTGGACATTAGAGAAGGCTCTCAAGATAATATGGCTGCACTAGACTATATTGATAGTAATAAAATGAGAAAATGTGTTAGTCAAGGAATAATAAAGTCTAGCCGTATGAAGGAGATTAATGGTATTCAAATGGTTCGAATTGAAAACGATTATCATGGTGCATGCACATCTGGTCCAACAACGTGGTATAATAGAGCGCCTGGCGGTGGGTTTGTTGCAATTAGCGAAACTGGTAACAAAGAACGGTTTAATTCTAACCGTTGGTGGTCTTATGGAGGTTTAAATGTTCATACATCTAACCACACTGCAACAATGAAATATTTCCATACATTGAGGCCAGCATCAGGCGGTACAACAGGCTTTAAACTTGTTTGGCATGGTGATTTAACAAATTGTGGAAATAGTTCAAGCCCAAAAGAAAAAAGGAATACTGTTTGGGGAGGTTATGGAATTCCTGGATTCTCTATAAAGCCTGGTGATATTGCAACTTTTCACATAAAAAAAGCAAATGGAGAAAGTTCATCTCATGGCGCAATGTGGACTGGTCACGATTGGCGTAGTGATGCAATACAATATGCAATGTCTTGTTATGGGCCTTCTGCAAAGGGCAGAGATGGAGATTATTCAGTATGTATTTGGAGGCATCCAGATTTACAGATAGAAGGTGAAAAAGATTTCGAAGAGGTTTCATAATTTTGATTTTTAACTTTTTTTATATATCTTTGCATACAAACAAGGAATATATGAAAACGTTAGGATATATTGTTACGGATAAGAAACTTACGAAAATAGATGGGTGTGTGGAGCAAGTCAACGATATTACGTTGGCTGACTCCACTAGACCTATTTTAGTTGTAGGTTGGAAAAATGCAAAAAAATACAGTGGTTATAAGTCCATACTAGACAGAAGTTTGGGCGATGGCGTGTATTGGACTTTCAGTAGGAGTGAAAGCCGTTCAGACTTTGAACAAGACTTGGAAAAGTTCTATGATATTATATATAATAATATATTAAATAAAATAAATTATATCTATATAGACATATGTAAGTTAAGGTATAGTAAAATAAAAAAATTATATAATATTATATTTTCTAAAGAAATAAAGAATATTTATATTAGTAATAACATTTTGTACATACCTTACGATGGCAGTGTTCTAGGTGTTTCTATGACCATGTTAGAGTATTGTGGCATACATAGGGATAAAGTCTTGTCAAAGATAAGGTCTAATCCAAGCAACAGAGTAATTGAAGACAATGATAAGGTCGTTTTTAAAATAGTCAGACGCTTGGGAAATAAGAAGTACGCATTGCCGTATTTCATATCAACATAAAACGAAAAAATGAGCACAAATGGAATAATAATAGGAACATTCGTTAAAAAGAACAAAATTCTGTCTTTTCTTGAGAATCTTAAGTTTGTATTCAAAGTAAACTTGGAAAAGGTATTCATTTACAGCATAGACACCAACAAATATGAATATCTAGTTACGTTTAAGACTTATGATAAGGAAAAGTTCATCAAGAACCTAAACAATGCAACGGTTATGCATGTGAAGAACGGCTGTCTATTTTCTATTAATGCTCTCAATAAACTTATAGAAAAGGAAAATTCAGATTCCGAAAAGCCTAATAATGAATATCTAGTTGATTGGGATAAGTACCATGACAAACTTATTATTCTCACCAATGGGGAACTTTCTGTGTCAAACTTGTCCAAAATAGAGGATAAATCCGTATTTTTCAACTAAGGAGATATTTATAGTAAATAAATTCTAAGTATTATGGGAAGGTTTATAATGAAACATATTAACAATAGAAAGCCCCAGATAAGTCTTTCTAGTGTTCAAAAGAATCAAGTCGGCAAAAAGGAAGAGCCAAAACAAGTGCCTCCTACCATTGACAAGAAAAATAACGATACTATAAAAGAACAAGTTATGACAACAAGCGAAAAAATAGCAATGGCACAAGAAGTTTTAAATAGCAGTGCTGCTGCAAGCGGAACTAAAAGAATTAAAAAGGATAAAGGTCTTATTGAGAGGACAGAGAGTTCAAAAACTATTTTGACAGAAGATAATAAAGAACTATTGAACGATTAATATACAAATGGCAACTAACATTAAGTATCTTAAGGAAAATAACTTGTTGGAGGCGCATAAACATTTTATGCGTCTCAGCGAGGCATATATACCAACCGTCTTACCAGAGGAAGAATTAGAAGAAGTTGGTGAGGATATGCAAGACCCTAACGCTATGGGTGGAAACCCAAATGCAATGGGTGGCACAGACCCTATGGCTGGTGGAGACCCTAACGCAATGGGCGGCGGTATGCCTCAAGACCCAAATGGTGGCATGGGTGGAGACCCTAACACTATGGGAGGAGACCCTAATGCAATGGGTGGCGCAGACCCTATGGCTGGTGGAGACCCTAATGCAATGGGTGGGGCTGACCCAATGGCAGGTGGAGACCCAAATGCTATGGGTGGCGACCCAATGGCCGAAGCACCTATGGGAGAAGAAGAATCTGCTGATGAAGATGGTGATACTATTGACATTGATGGGCTTACAAAAGCGCAAGATAAACTTAATGTTAA